CTGGAGTCTACCTCCTATACACCACTATACAGTGGTGCGTACCTCTCCCTGAGAACAGGGACCGATCTTCCGTTGACACGCGGATCCCACTTCACAGTAGGATCTGGCGTCTCAGTAAAGTACTGGCGTAAACGGTCGATCCCATCAGGCCTAGGAGCATCAAGTTGCGCAACCATGTTGACAACTTTATACTCCCAGCGATATAGCTGTTTATTAAACCGCCTCCTAAGGTGGTCTATTTGGACACCCATAAAGCTGAAAAGGCCTTTGATGGCTACACTCCCATCCTCTACTGCAAGCTTAAGACGCAAGCGGTAAGGGATCCTACAAGTCAGGTATTCAGAGACGCTCCACAACCCCTTCTTATAGAAGTTGTTCGACGTCTCGACTATCGTACTTAGGGAGCTAGGGTGGGTTGGGTCAAAGTCGGACCTGATATAACAGGGGGTTACGCACTCCCCGTTATACCAGTCAGTCCCGCAGGATTCTCTGAACTTACCAGTCCAGAAACTCTTGCCACTGTTGACTTTGAGGGCTAGCGCAGTCAGTGACTGCACTAGTACCTGAACTGAATCAACAGGGACGATGATATCATCCCCGTAGACCGTTACCTCAGACTGTATGCTCTTAATGTTTCCGATGTTAACGCTCATGCCGCGGACCCAAAGGACCGAAGCAACAGCGATACCAAAGAAAACAAAAGATTGTACAGGGAAGGTCAGTGCTGAACCCATCATCGCAAACTTCTTAAGTCTAAGAAGTTCAGGCTGCTTCTTGTCGATGCAGTTGAAAAGCGTTGGGGTTCTACATGCCATCATTGCCGAGAGAAGATCCGGTCGTTTCCGGAAACACCTCTCGACAACGTAGCATGACAGACGATCACTTGCAGACGAAAGGTCTATAGTAGCAAGACCACCAAGAGACGCTATACGCGCCATCTGTTGATTTTGCGTCTGATCGGATATAGCGATGGACGACCCGATATAGGATCGATCAAAGCCTTCGACCAGAAAGTCCTTAAGTCCCTGTTGTATCCATTGATTCGCAATGGGTTCCGAGGCAATAAGCCTTGGCCCCTTATGAGTCTTTGGAACACAGATAAGCTTCGATACCACTTCCCCATCGTTAGGCGCGCAACCATCCAACATATAGTTGGTGGAAGCATGCATATCGTAAGGAAAGAGAGACTGAAGCTTAGCAGGCCAAGTAGGGAATGAGTACTTAGACCCATCCCGAACTCCGTCTGAAACAGCACCGGGTCCATGACGGCCTCTTATCTGTTCGGTTTCGAGGAGCGGAAAGGCGCATCCAAGCAAGTCAAAGACTCGCTGTAAATGCAATCCGTATCCCGTGCCGGTTTTGGAGACGTTCCCAGCGGCGCCGTCAATAGCAGCCAACGCGATAGCGTTGGTTGTACCATCGGCGAAGTGATGAGAAGTATTCCAAATGAGAGCGCTAATAGGGTCTTCCCAATCAAGGGAAGGCTCTGGTAGCACTTTCTCAACAGAATAGAGATCAGCGATCGCAGCAAACTTGAAGTGCTCACTGCACTCTCCTTTGAGCTTCTTAAAGAGATAGCAAAGCTGTCTAATCAAGAAGATCGAAGTTGAGCACGGCTGATCATGAAGAGTTCCGTCAAATTTGAACACTCTCGACGTCAGCGCCCAGAAAAGTCTGGGTCTAGCGTCGTTACCTCGACGAGTCACTAGCTTGTGAAAGCCAGGTATTGACTGACTGAGGAGCGAGCCTGAAGCAAGGGATTGTTCGAAAACTTTCCCCCACTCAGGGAGGTCAATGGTGAAATACCGTTGGCCTCTGTCCAAAACAAGGCGTTCAAGATGGATTTGATCCCACTCGAGCGACTTGCGATTCACTTCAGGAATCCAACGTACAATGTCCTTGTAAAGGGCCTTGTACGCTCCCAGGAGGAACTCATGCCCCATAGGAATTGTAGTCATGTACTGCAAACTCCTTATGGGCTTGAGGGGATCCGTCCTGGTAGTGACCATGCGACTGCAAAGTCGCGACAACCTCGACTATTGATTAGAACCTGAAGAAAGCTCAGCTTTCACCGTTCAGGAACTTATCAACATTCGCAGACGTGGCATAAGCACACAGAGCGAGGACATGGTTCTTGACCAAGGTCAAGTCCATGCCATCGGGATTCTGGATGACTAGCCAAGTCGCCAGGCGAAGCTGGGGTGTAGTAGAGGTCGCGAAGACCGTATACTCCACCTTAATGACGTGTCCTTCACCAAACTGACCGCCGGAAATCTTCCCGTCGGAATGCTTGATGGTCATGACAAGTTCGTCTGTCGAAGAACGGAGTCGATAAACGGCTCCGTTGTTGTCTTGGTTAATACGTGCCAAATTCTTGGCAACGGCATTAACCGTAATGGTCTGCGGATCTGCGAGCATGATTTCCTTTCGGGGCGCCTCACGGCGTTCCATGGGGGCGTCTCACGACGTTCCCGTTGTAGGAGGTCATCGTCTTGCGACTGCAAGCGATGCAAGTATACCGAGTTGCCGTCCACTTAGGAACGGCACGTTAGCTGAGATACTAGACGACGAAGTAGGTACACGCTCCTTCACCACTTGGTGCAGATACGGGTACGTATGCGTCAATACTGAACTACCTTCCAATGTAAAATTGGAATGACGTTCAGTATGCGTCATAGTATAGCAAGCCCCCGGGACGAAGCCGACTAAATTTCGCCTGGCAGCAAGAATGTTGCCTAGGTTAGAAAACCAGTCGACTAACCACGACCACGGGAGCAGTTCCCACGCAGTAGACAGATCGACAGTCAAACCGAGAACAGACCGAAAGGCCTGTTGACGAATTTGATTTAGATCCGGCATTTCCGTACGAGGATCGTAAGAAGGGATCCAAGATACAGAAATCCACCGACGGCAGAAACCCGTATGCCTAACCCACATAGTACCCCCTCCAGGCGGAAAAGCCCAGAGAGTCTTTGTGCCAGGCAACGTATTTGTGCCAACGTCTGCTTTATATGAGCCTCCACCATTCTCATGGAGACGAGAAAGGTGAGCGACGCGTTTGTCGATCGATGCTTGGACACCTAGGAGATTTCCTAGATCACCCAACAGCGGTTTCCATCCGAACTGGTAGTTCAGATTTCCACTAGCTATCTTCTGAGCAATCGTTCGACCTGCTATCCTGAAGAGATCAGGGAGTTCCCTGAGTTCTGCAAGAGCAACAGGAACGTCGACGATCGGCTGACTAGGATTACTCCTAGAAAGCAAATCGGCGACAGACAAACCCGTCGGGGCTGAAACCCCAGGATGAGATACACCAGTGTACCGATAATTCGCATAATGCGTATTAAACGGAAACCCAGGTGCAGTATCACCCGAAAGGAACCAGTCAGACTCATCGTTTATGGTGCTGTTGAAACTAGCGCCAGAACGATAAGGGCGTGGATTGCCAAAAGACACCAAACTTCCATAAGACCCTCGTTTTCCAGTAGTTGTTGT